TCATTATACTTTTTTATCTCCTTTGAACTTTATTCTTGTTTCTTTTGCAGGTTCGCCAGGTTCATTCAACCATGATACTGGTATAACCCTATGAGACCATTGAAAGCCATGCTTTTCACACCATTCAAAGTATCTAGACTTAGCACCCTTATTTAATTTGGCATTTGCATTACTAAATACAAACCTAATATCAAGTTCAGGGTGTTGCTCCTTAATTGCAAGGTGTTTTCTGCGATCATTTGGATCAAACTTTCCTTTGCTCTCAATTATAATACCGTTGTCTAGCTCAAAGTCAGGTGTGTAAGTGCGATACTTTAAGTCTTCCCACTCTATCTTTAACTTCTCGTAGCGTACTTCCTTCTGTCTTTCAGTTAGGAAAGCGACAACGGCATCTTCTAGACCACTTCTATAGGTACTCTTAGTATGTACTCTATTAAACTTACTAGCCCATTTAGCCATCTGCATTCTCTTCTGCAGGAGCTTTAGCTTCTTCTTCAATCATACCTGCTAATTGATTACAACGAGCTTCTAATACCTTAAAAATGTATTCAATGCGGTTCATTTCAGTTCTAGCAATCATAACCTCATTATACATAGCAGTTTGGTTTTCGTTGAAGTCTTCTGTGTTATATTCAGTATCGTTAATAGTAAGTTTAGGCATTCTCTTCTTCCTTTAAATAAATGTAGTCAATCATGGGTGGATTCTTAGCCTTCGAACTGGGTGAAGGTAAGGTCTGTAAGGTAGGCCAACACTTGTGTTTAAAAGCGCAGAAACCACACTCAACACCAAGCTTAGTGTTACCAGTTTTTTTACGATAAAACGTCTCTTCAATAGGCTCAAAGCAACGCTCGAAAGGTTTGTCATTGTTGATGTACTCAGTTAGGTCTTCTATATCATCTAGTACGGCTTGTTTATCTACACCATTAGCAGAGACATACTTAAATTCGCCGTTAGCCTTGTTGACTACCCACCAACCACCAACCTCTTTACCTGCGCCCTCTGCGTAGCCTACAAGCTGTGGGATGTAGCCGAAACTATCTCCTGTAGCTAAGGCATCGAAGGATGCAAATTTGTTTTGATATGACCAAGGTGAGGCTGACTTTACATCGTCAATCTTACCGTCTAGCTCCATATCGTATTCACCTTTAATCTCTACACCATTAGGTAACTTAAGAGTAACATAATCATTGTCACCAAAGTTAACGTTTGCTGCTCTCATGATGCCCTTGAATACAGCTTCAACTATATCCCCTAATATCATGTTCATCAGAAAGTGTGGTGGAAAGGGTGTTTTTCCTTTAGGATCATTCTTCTCATACCATAGCTGACAACGTGGCTTACCTATGTTAGACATACGTAAACGAAAATCGTCACGAGGACCACTATCGAATTGCTTAAACAAAGCATCCTTAACGTCAGAGGCGACTTTATCAGCCACCTCTTCAGTCATAGTGGACTCACCTGCCATAGCCTTTTGTAGGAATGATACCATAGCTAATTCTGCAGGGTGATTCATTAGTCTGCATCCACATCTACAATAGATCCAACTAGCTCAGCATCTGAAGCACTCATGCCTCGATCTGAACGTTCATTGTATAGATCCAAGATCTTACCATTGCCATACTCAATAAACCCTAAGAAGTCTTTTAGTGTTTGATTGTCAGCTTCAGTAAGCTCTACCTTGTCACCTGCTTTAGCAGTTATGTAACCATAAGTAGCGCCTGTAGGGATAGAACCTTCCTGACCTGCTAACTCTAGGTTAGACATGATTGGCAGTAGATTAGATCTCTGCACTGCCTTAAGTGCATTGTCTAAACCTTTTAAGCTATCACGGTTCTTTACATCCATTACAAATGGAATGTCTACGTACTCATTAGAGATAGGTTTACCCTGATCATCTATAGGTTCTTTGACTGTAACTAGACCCATGAAAACCTTAACACGTTTAACTGTACGCATTAGATCTTTAGTAGCTTCTGGTAAAGCATTCCAATCCTCTACATAACCTGATGGTCTACCTAAGTTGAAACCACCTATACTGTCTTGTAGATCTCCATTGAGAGAATTAGCCATTACTGTCTTTTCCATCTCGTTAGTCGATGCATTCCAACGTTGCCATTGTTGGCGTTGGGCGAATACACGGATAGATATAGTCTCTGCATAGAAAACATCATCACCCTTAGTAATCTTGTATGCACCTACAGGTACAACATCAGTTTTGATCTTCTTACCTGCAAGCTCCATTTCGCCTTTTAGTGCAGTACTAACCACGTTAATACGTGCTAACCCTGACTTAGATTTACTTGTGTCGGATACACCCATTAGTGTAGCCATTGATGCATTATCCATGCTTGTTATTGATAGTTCTGTACTCATTATATTTACCTCATGAGATTTGTGTGAAAGAGACTCAGTTATACCGTCAAACGTCCTGTACGTCAAGCCAATTCGGACCTATTTTAGATTCGAGTAGCAGTGGAACATTCATTTTAACGCCATATGATTTCTCTATTAAGTTAGTTAGATCTTCGTTCATGTCTTCAATTATTTGTAATACCTCATCTTTCTCCTCTGGATGTATATCTGCAACACTTGAATCATGAACTGTATTCACCAAACAAGATTTTAAATGTTTCATCCTCTCTTCCATTTCAATTAAAACAACAGGTACTATATCACCAGTAGCAAAACCCTGTACTGGATAGTTCTTGATCATAGTAAAGTGAGATACCCCACCCCTCTTGTTACGCTTAACATCAGGGAAAGCATACTGTCGCCCTGACTTATTAGTTATCTTATTAAATCGTATAGCCTCATTACCTAGCTCTTTGTGCCATGCAGCTACACCCTCATACTTCTCATTAAAGTGTATGTAGTATGCCTCTTCAGCCTTAGATCTCCCATACCCTGTAGCTCCGAAGAGGGGCGCAAATGTATGAGCCTTTGCATCCTGGCGAGACGTTGGCTGACCTGCATCTGTAATAACTTTAGCGGTATAACTATGCACATCAAACCCTGTAGCAATTTCTTTTATAGCAACATCATCTTGTGCAAGGAACGCAGCAACACGAAATTCTAACTGGGCAAAGTCTGCCTCTAGAATGTGACCGCCCTTCCATCGAGATACAAACACCTTCTTAACAGGGAATGTACCGCCTCTGGGCATGTTCTGCATGTTAGGGTTACGCCCACTGAAACGTCCAGTAGCTGTAATGTGTTGAGTTAAACCTACGTGTAGGAAGCCATCAGACTTAGTGAAGGTGTCAATACCCTCGACGAATGCACTAAGGTAGCTGCTAACAGCAGATAGGCGCTTCAGGTCTGTCATAAATGATACTGCATTATCCATACCCTTAGTCTTAGCTGTACCAATCAATACATCTAAGTTATCCTTACCAGTGCTGAAACCATTGGCGCTAACCCACTTCTTACTTGGCGCTCCAAAGCCTAGACCTGCTATATGATTTAATGGTTTAAGTTGATAACCACGAGCATCACAATCCTTACACTTGTTAGGTCTAGCAAACTTAGTGCCATCCTTCTTAACACGATAAACTTTACCCTCACCGTTGCATGTAGGACATGTAAAAGCTTTTGTTCTACGTATGATAGTACTGTTAGATTCTACTGCAGACTTAAACTCTTTCTTGTTATACGTATGTTCGAATAGATCTACCCATTCCTTCTTATTGTTAACCTTACGAGAGAATACAACCTGAGACATTTGTTCTGGTGAGTTAAGATTGATAGGTGTATCACCCATTATTTCACGAACCTTATGTTGTAGCCTGTCTTCTATGTCTGCTTTCTCTTGTTCAAACTCTAAACGCACTGCATCTAAGGCTGATCTATCCACCCTGATTCCCGACATGTACATTCTGGTAAGGGTTTTGCAGGTGCGGAAGGTAACGTCTCTGATAGTGTGTAACGACTTTGATTCTGGCTCTGCGTAGTCTGCTTCGATAGCATGGAACAACTCACGAGTGGTGTCGAGATCGCCCCTAAGATAAAAGCTAAGTTCATCCAACGGTATTTCATTTGTATTGTATCCTTCCTTAAAGTAATTCTTTAATGTGTCTTGCTTTTGCATTTCTAACTGTCTGCGTTGGGCGCATCCATCAAGACTTAGTGGTAACTTCTGTCCTCTAAGCAATATGTACTCGGCTAACATTGTGTCATAGATAGCGCCATCATACTTAAAGCCACACTCCCACAGCCACATCATATCGTGTTGTGCATTGTGCATGATTAAAAGTTTTGTAAGGTCCAGTACATCTTGGATTAGCTTACGCCCAGCGCCACTGGTATCTTTCTTCTCTTGATGGTCTATGTTAACAATGTGTGTTTCTCCAGGTTTATCAGCATTTTGCATACCAACCTGTACCAGAAAGTTTCCCTGCTCGTAGGGGTCAAGATGCCATTTGTTATTACGTCTCTGCGTAGTGTTCTCAACATCTAATACTAATCTCATTCTCTCTCTACCTCTCTATGCGGTGTATAGCGATCTACCACCATCTAATTCACAATGGACAACCCCATGCCATCCACCCTTAAGTTTATTCTTAGCTATGTTTAAGTGTCGCTGAGTGTCTTCTTCATCAGCACCCTCAACTATAGGGTTCTTACTAATTAATACCATAAGATCCGCTTCTGCTGCCTTACCTGTCTTACTGCCTTCCATCATGGATTGATCTACATATACCTTACCTTCAGCTACAGCACTTAACT